TATAACATGCTGATCAATTACAACGGAAAAGTAACCGTAAAAATTGACGGTATTGCAGCCAGTGCAGCATCCGTTATTGCGATGGCCGGCAGCGAAGTGTATATGTCCCCGGTATCCATGATGATGATTCACAATCCCGCAACCATTGCGTGGGGTGACCACACAGAGTTTGCTAAGGCAATCGAGATGCTTGATGAAGTGAAGGAGTCCATTATTAACGCTTATGTGTTGAAGACGGGACTGTCTAGAGCGAAACTCTCGCACCTTATGGATTCAGAAACATGGATGAATGCCAACAAAGCAGTGGAACTTGGATTTGCAGATGGAATGCTTACGAGAGATTCGCAGGCAGAGGATATTACAGTTCCGAGTGAGGATACGGTGGAGGCAGTGATGTTTTCCAGAAAAGCCGTAAACAACGCTTTGCAGAATAAGATGTCAGCCAAGTTTGGCAAAAAGAAAGAGACTGTGGTGCAGCAGTCTGAAATCCCCGCACCGGAAACTAACGAGCGTAACGTGGATGCTCTTTTAGAGCGTCTTGATGTTATTAAAAACCATATTTAGGAGGAACATATTATGACTATTCAGGAATTGAGAGAAAAGCGCAATACAGCGTGGAATGCTGCAAAGGCATTTTTAGAATCCCATCGTACCGATAAGGGTACCCTTAGTGCAGAAGATGATGCTACATACAATCGTATGGAAGAAGAAATCAATGCACTCAGCAACGAGATTAAGCGTTTGGAACGTCAAGAACAGATGGATGCAGAACTTAGTAAGCCAGTAAATACTCCTCTTACATCCAAGCCGGGTGTGGTTAAGGATGAAGATAAGAAAACAGGACGTGCATCCAATGAATATAGGGATGCAATGCTTGATGCGTTCCGTTCCAATTTCAAGCGTGTCAGCAATGTATTACAGGAAGGTGTGGATTCTGATGGTGGATATCTTGTACCGGAAGAATATGACAAGAGACTGATTGATGTACTGGATGAAGAGAACATCATGAGAAGACTTGGTCATACCATTACCACAAGCGGGGAACACAAAATTAATATCGCAGCAACAAAACCAGCGGCATCTTGGATTGAAGAAGGTGGCGCTTTATCTTTTGGTGATGCTACCTTCGCACAGATTCTTTTGGATGCACACAAACTGCACGTTGCAATTAAGGTTACGGAAGAATTGTTATATGATAATGCATTCGGTCTTGAGAATTACATTATTCAGCAGTTCGGTAAGGCACTGGCAAATGCAGAAGAGGATGCATTCCTTAACGGTGACGGAAAAGGAAAGCCTCTCGGTCTTTTTGCTACGGAAGGCGGTGGTACGCTTGCCAATACACTGACTTCTGCAATTAAGTCTGATGACCTTATTAGCCTTGTGTATGCGCTTAAGCGTCCGTACAGAAAGAAAGCATCCTTCATCATGAACGACAAGACCATTGCAGAAATCAGAAAGCTGAAGGACAACAATGGAGCATATATCTGGCAGGAAAGCTACCAGACAGGAGAGCCGGGCAGACTTTTAGGATACCCTGTTCATACTTCTGCGTTTGCACCTACCGATGCGATTGCATTTGGTGACTACAGTTACTACAACATTGGAGATAGGGGTTCCCGTTCCTTCTCTGAACTTCGTGAGCTATTTGCTGGAAACGGTATGATTGGCTACGTTGCGAAAGAGCGTGTGGATGGAAAGTTAATCCTTCCGGAAGCTGTACAGATTTTGAAATTGAAATCTACAACAACCACTTCTTAGGAGGTAACCTATGTTAGTATCTCTTGCGGAGGCTAAGAGTTATTTGAGGGTGGACTCGTCAGATGATGACGAGTTCATCCAAATTTTAATTCTGACGGCCGAACAGTTAGTGACTGATGTCAGCAGGTTATCAACGGATTATCTGTTGGTGCAGGGAAATGTAGTGAAGATTGCAGAATTATATGCGATTGCCTATCTGTATGAGCATAGGGAAGAAGCCGACCATAAGGAATTGATACTAACACTTAGGAATCTTTTGTTTGGTATCCGTAGGGAGGTGTTTTAAGTGAACATATCGGCTATGCGCATACGGATTACATTCCAAAAAAATGAAGTGACAAAGGATGCCATTGGTAATCATTCCAATGAATGGACGGTTTATTTTTCCTGCTACGCCACTGCGGTGGAAAAGGAAGGTGGGGAAGATGAGAGTGCCGGGCAGACGATTGTGGAACAGCGTATGGATTTTACCGTGCGTTACTGCTCGGAATTATCAGATGTAGTACCCGACAAATTTCGTATTATTTACAAGGACAGAATCTACAATATTCTGTCAGTCAGTGATATGGCATTCAAAAAGAAAAGCCTAAAAATGCATACGAAACTGCAAAGGAGGTAACCCATGAGTGGACAAAATGTTTCCATTGAAGATTTACCGATGGTGGTAAAGAAAGGGTTGGAGGAATACTGTGATTTTGCTGCCGATGAAGTAAAGCAGATAGTACAGGAAGTCAGTGAGTATGTTAAGGCAGAAATTAAAGAAAACGCACCTGTGGATACTGGAGAGTACCAGAAGAGCTGGAGGGTAAAAAAAGAGAAGGAAACAGCAACTTCCCTTTCTATGGTGGTACATTCAGAAAAGCACTATCGTTTGACACACCTTTTGGAAAAGGGACATGCAAAACGTGGTGGTGGTAGGGTAGAAGCACAGGTGCATATTGCTCCGGCAGAATCTAATGCAGAGAAAATGATTATGGAGAAGGTAGAAAGGAGACTGAAAGGATGACGAAAGCAGAGATACCACAAATGCTTAAGGAAATCGGTCTGCCTTTTGCATATGATCATTTTGCAGAAGGGGAAAGGGTAAGACCGCCGTTTTTAGTTTACCTTTACCCACAGGCAGCAAACTTCTCGGCAGATGGAATTGCCTATTATAAAAAAGACCGTTTATCCATTGAAATATATACGGATAAAAAGGATATCCAGTTAGAAGAAAGGGTAGAAGCTGTGTTTGATAAGTACGGCTTTTTTTATTCCAAGTCGGAAATATGGATAAGTAGCGAGAAATTGTATGAAGTTCTTTATGAAACGGAGGTATAACCATGAACAAAAAGAACAAAGTAAAGTATAACATTTGCAATGTACATTATGCAGTCATTGCAAAAGCAGAGGACGGAAGTGTTACTTTTGCAACACCCGTAGCCATTCCCGGTGCAGTATCAATTAGTTTAGACCCGAAGGGAGAACCGGAAAGTTTCTATGCGGATGGCGTAGAATACTATGTAATCAATAATAACCAAGGTTATGACGGTGACCTTGAAGTGGCTCTTATTCCAGAGTCTTTCAGAGAAGATGTTTTGCTTGAAACAGCAGATGCCAATAATGTGCTTGTGGAAAATTCCAATTCCCAGACAGGAAGTTTTGCCCTGTTGTTTGAGTTTGATGGTGACATCAGAAAGATTCGTCACGTCATGTATAACTGTAGTGCATCCCGTCCTTCCATTTCCGGTAAGACAAATGAAGAGGGCAAGGAAGTGCAGACAGAAACACTTACCATCAAGTCCAGACCGCTTGCAAATGGTCTTGTAAAGGCAAAGACCGGAAATAGCACTACCGATAGTGTTTATGCCGATTGGTATAAGAAAGTGTATGTGCCGGGAGAAAAGGAAGAAGAGGATGTGACAGAACCGGAAGATGTGACAGAACCTGAGACAGAAGTTACTGAAGGCGAGAACCCGGATGATGCCGGAGATGAAGGAAGTGTAGGTTAAGCGTATGGGAATGACAAGAAATATTACAATTGATGAGAAAGAGGTGGCATTCAAAGCGAGTGCCGCCATTCCTCGTATTTATCGTTTAAAATTCGGTAGGGATATTTACAGAGACCTTGCTGCGTTGGAAAAGAATGTGGGAGAAAATGAAGAGGGTAAATCACACCTTGATTTGGTCAGCCTTGAGATGTTTGAGAACATTGCTTACATTATGGCAAAACACGCAGACCCTACCATTCCGAATACACCGGAAGAGTGGTTGGATGAATTTAACACCTTTTCCATTTATCAGATTCTGCCACAGCTTATTGAATTGTGGGGACTGAATGTGAAAACGGATGCAGAAGCTAAAAAAAAATTCGACCAACTGAAAGGGAAATGACAACACCGTTGTTTCTGCTTCGGTGTCTTCAAATCGGACTATCCCTACGGGATTTGGATTTGTTAACCGTAGGGATGGTCAACGATATTTTTGTTGAGCATATGAACGATGACTGCAATTATGCAACTCTGGCAACGCAGGAAGACTTCGACAAATTTTAGGAGAAGTCTGCCACGATTGCTTTTATGAAGTTGTCCATATATTCATTGGCGCGTGCCATGGCTTCTTCATCCGTACATGGCTTTTTGAATTGAAAGATGTTAGCCGGAGGACGAACCATACTTTTAGTCCTGTCTTTTGAGTAGGAGCGTATACCGATAGATAACCACCAATGGTTCGGGTACTCTTTCAACACCAAACGCAGGTCACCTATTTCTGTGATGTAGACACCTTTTTGTTGTTTATTCCATGTAATCATGTGAATACCTCTTTTCTTTTGTTGACTACATCATAGTACATATTGGTAAGAAAAAACAGTTACTTTTTAGTGTTAGTTTTTGTTGGTTTTCGTTGGTTTTTGGATAAAAAAGATGATAATGTGCAGTTTTGAGCGAAATAGGATATTCTAATGCGCAGTTTTTACTGTATATCATTGTAAAAATTAGGAATATAATGTAGTTGTAACAAAGAAAAAGGAGGTATGTGTGAAGTAACAATTATTGGTGATTTATAGGAGGATAAAAACATGAATGATATTGTAAAAACAAATAACACAAATGACCTTGTCAATTTTTTTGGGAAAATCCCTCAGAGTTTACAGAGCAACTATCTGTGGATGCCTGTCGCAGCATTATCGATAGGGTATATTATTAAGGTTCTTGCAGATAATGATTATGATTTCTCTGGGAATATAAAAGAGGGGGACTTCAGTTTACATCGTCATACAACGCAATTAGTTCAGTAAATTCTTAATCAT